CTTCTTGCCTACATCAACACTTGAATTAAGTAGCACGATTGAACTTACCGATGCGGATCAGGCATTGTTTGCAGACTTCAATGCATGGATTGATAACTACAACGATTACATCGTTAAAGAGTTCAATGGCAATGCAAAGGCACAGCCTGACGCAGAGTTGGCTGAGATCGTTGAAGAGTTTGTTGACGTTGAGGTAGAGTAATGCACCATCCTGCCGAGTTAAAGATACACCAGTATCTCAGTAAAGTTAGGCACGGAGATAGCACACTGAGCGAGGAGGTTGTAGAACAAATCGTCAGTGATGTTCGTGCTGCTTTACTTCGGCAGTTTGTGGACAAGCGGGATAGCAATAACTTCTCATTGAGAATGTCAAACGTAGGGCGTGACTACTGTCAGCTTTGGTTTGATAAGAACAATCCAGATGATGCTGTCCCACACTCTACAAATTTCGTAATCAACATGATGATGGGTGACATAGCTGAGGCTGTGTTCAAGGGTCTGCTAACACAAGCAGGTGTGGCATATGCAAATGGGGACAAGGTGACGTTAGTTGCAGGTGACCATACGATACATGGCACACCAGACCTGATCACTGAGGGTGCAGTAGATGATGTGAAGTCTGCTAGTCCTTGGTCCTATGCCAATAAGTTTGTTGACTACCAAACACTACACGACAATGATTCCTTTGGATATGTAGGTCAGCTTGCTGGCTATGCAAAAGCAATGGGAGTTAAGGCAGGTGGTTGGTGGGTAATCAACAAGGCGAATGGTGAGTTCAAATATGTAGCTGCTGATTCAATTGATCTTGAAGCTGAAGTAGAAAAGATTAAGCAGAAGGCAGACAGGCTAGAGAAGAATGAGTTTGAACGATGCTATGAGGCAATACCTGAAACCTATCGCAAAAAAGAAACAGGCAATCTTGTACTTGGTAGGGAATGTGGTTGGTGTTCCTATCGATACAAATGCTGGGAAGGATTAGAAGAAAGACCATCACTGGTATCACGAGCAGAGAATCCACCGATGGTATCTTACATACACATTGCTAAGAAAGAAGTAGAGTAATGCGTAAGTTTAGCCAGAAGGCATACGATGCAGCTATGGCATATGGTTATCGCAGTGGGCTAGAGAAAACTGTTGAGGAAGATTTAAGGCATTTCAACGTAGATGCTAAGTATGAATCAATCAAAATCGAATGGGAAGATCTGTGCTATAGAAAGTATACCCCCGACTTCCTGTTACCCAATGGCATTATTATAGAGACTAAAGGATTGTTTACTGCAGCAGACAGGCGTAAGCATCTCTTAGTACAGAAGCAACATCCTGATTTAGATATACGGTTTGTATTTGAAAGTAGTAGGCGTAGACTTAGCAAAATATCTAAGACAACTTATGCTGCATGGTGTGAGAAATATGGATTCCTATATGCAGATAAGAAAGTACCACAGACTTGGACTAAAGAAAAAAATAAAAAAGTTATGCCATTAACATTTAACCCATACAAAGGAACAAAGCATGAGTAACCCCATTAAAAAAGATGACATCGTATTAATCATTAGACCTAACTTTGAGGGTGAAGATTGGAATGGCACAGTAGATTTAAATATGATGTGCATGCCGTCTGATAAATTGTCTGAGGATTCATATCGGGAACTACTACATCTTATGCAAGGAGTTGTTACGTGTTTCCATTTACTAAATCAAGATGAAGCGTTTGGTGCAGTAGTAGAAGAAGAGATGGGTGCAATGATTAAGTCGGGCGAATTAAAATTCAATGACATAAATGAGGATTCTAGTTTCAGTAATGTAATTGATCTAACACAGTGGACGCAGACACGGGGGAACGCATGACAAATCGGAGGTTAAATGATGTATCACCAGAAGAATGGAGCAGTGCTATTCGTGGGTACGAGAAGGCAGAGGAAGGCACAGAGTTTTATCAAAGCAAGTTATTCGGTGGATCACTTTGGGATGAGGCAGATAAGCAAACCACTAGTGATGAAGTCGAAGAACCTGAGCACTATAACTACGGCAAGTTTGAGACCATCGATGTAATCATTGACACACTCGGTGAGTACGAAGCAATCAGCTACTGTCATGGCAATGTACTCAAGTACACCATGAGAATGTGGCACAAGGGCAGACCCATCACAGATTGCAAGAAGGCACGGTGGTACCTAAACAAGATGATTGAATTGCTAGAAAAAACAGAGGGGATTAACTGGTGAGCATCATAGTCGAAGTACATTTTGAGGTAATCTTAGATCCTGAGAGTATGCCCAATACGTATTCCGACTCAGACTACCTAGAAGAAATCATTGACGAAGCTATTCACGATGCTATGTATGACATCGGGGCAGCCAAGGTTAGTTTTGTACGTATGGATATTGAAGGATTAGAATGAACTACCATGGAATAGAGATAGATACAGCAAGAGACAGCAGGCTATCTGAGCAGGCAATGCAGCTGCTTCAGGACTACTACCTACTAACAGAAGAACGAAGCCCACAGGAAGCCTTTGCAAGGGCTGCAGTAGCTTATTCTGCAGGGGATATGGGTCTAGCCCAACGGGTCTACGATTACGCTTCTAAGGGCTGGTTTATGTACGCCAGTCCTGTCCTCAGTAATGCACCTAAACAGGGAGAGAAACCCAAAGCTTTACCTATCTCCTGCTTTCTTACCTACGTAGGGGATAACCTAGATGAATTGATTAACCACAATGCTGAGGTAGCTTGGCTGTCGGTTAAAGGTGGGGGTGTAGGGGGGCACTGGTCAGATGTCCGGTGTGTCAGTGATAAGGCACCGGGTCCTATCCCATTCCTTAAGGTAGTGGATAGTCAGATGACTGCATATAAGCAGGGCAAGACACGTAAGGGTAGCTACGCTGCCTACATGGATGTTAGTCACCCTGATATTGTAGAGTTTATTAACTTTAAGTTACCTACTGGCGGGGATATTAATCGCAAATGCTTTAACTTATTTAATGCAGTAAATGTCTCCGATGCATTTATGCAGGCTGTAGTAGATGGTACAGACTGGCACCTTACAGATCCGTCCAACGGTGACATACGGGAGACTACTCCTGCCCGTCAGCTATGGCAACGTATCTTAGAGGCACGGTTTCGTACTGGTAGTCCTTACATTAACTTTATTGATACAGCAAATAAAGGATTGCCACAAGAGCAGAAGGACAGGGGTCTAAAGATTCATGGTAGTAACTTGTGCAACGAGATTCATTTAGCTACATCACAAGACCGTACAGCAGTGTGTTGTTTATCCAGTGTCAACTTAGAGAAGTATGATCAGTGGAAAGACACCACAATGATCCGTGATCTGATTAGATTTTTAGATAATGTATTACAAGTATTTATTGACAATGCGTCAGACGATATATCCAAGGCACGATTCAGTGCACAGCAAGAGCGTAGCTTAGGGCTAGGTGCTATGGGATTTCATGGTTACTTACAGAACAGAGGTGTGTCATTTGAAAGTGTGTCAGCTAAGCTGATCAATCGTAATATGTTTAAATACATTAAGGAGGAAGCAACACATGAGACCAAAGTACTTGCCCACGAGAGAGGGGCTGCACCCGATATGGTTAGGACTGGGGTTCGGAATGCTCATCTTATTGCAATTGCTCCTAATGCCAATAGTTCTATTATCTGTGGTTGCTCTCCAAGTATTGAGCCTGTTAAGTCGAATGCTTATGTACATCGTACAAGGGCTGGTTCGCATCTCGTCAAGAGTGACAGCTTGGCTAGAGTCTTAGACGAGCATTACGAAAATAAAGATGAGGTATGGGCATCAATCATTATGAATGAAGGTTCTGTACAGCACCTGCCGTTCTTAACTGATGATGAGAAGAGTATATTCAAGACAGCCTTTGAACTCGATCAAGGATGGGTTATTGAACATGCCTCGGATAGACAGCCTTTTATCTGTCAAGGGCAATCTGTTAATCTCTTCTTCCCTGCCGGTAGCAATAAGTCTTATGTCAATTCGATACACTTACGTGCATGGAAGGCAGGACTCAAAGGATTGTATTACTTACGTACTAGTGCAGGAGTGCAGGCAGACAAGGTAGGTCTTAAGGTAGAGCGTGATGCCCTCAAGGATGCAGAAGAGTGTATATCCTGCCATGGTTAAACCTGTACGCAAGGTGTTTAGCAAAGCACTGTTTGATGAAACAGATACGTCAGCTAGGTCAGCAGCTAAGCGGTACTGGGAATCTCTTGGACACACAGTCGAAGATCACCCAGACCGATATGCTGTAGACTTAATTGTAGATACTGGAAGTGAAACATTTTATTGTGAAGTAGAAATTAAGAAGGTGTGGCAGGGTGCTGTATTTAAATACGATACCTTGCAGATACCTGAAAGAAAGTCTAAGTTTGCTAAGCTAGATAAACCTGCGTACTTTATGGTATTCAATGATGAGAAAACACATGCATTTATATGCCCATCGAGTATACTATTAAGCTCACCTGTAGTAGAGGTACCCAACAAGTATGTTTACAAAGGTGAATTGTTTTTCCAAGTACCTGTTAATTTAATATCGCTAGTAGAGATACCGAATGGCAATTAAAAAGCACGAAGATCAAACAGCAGAAGATCGTATAGATAATGTATTGCTAGACAATAGTATATTTTATCTATACGGTGACATTGAAGATAACAATGTTAGCAAATGTATTAAATGGATTACCTATGAGAACATAGATAAGAAAGAGAAGATACTGACTCTTTATATTAACTCTCTTGGTGGTGATCTGTATCAGGCATTTGCTTTAGTTGATGTAATAAGAAACAGTAATCAGCCGGTACGTATCATTGCTATTGGTGCAATCATGAGTGCAGCATTCTTAATCTTTGCCAGTGGTACCAGAGGAGAAAGATATATTGCAAGTAACACTAGCACAATGTGTCATCAATTGTTTGATAGTATTGAAAACAAGTATCATGATATGAAGTCAGCTTTAAAAGAGGCAGACATCTGTAATGAAAAGATGATTGAGATACTACGTGTTGCAACAGATCTTACACCTAGTAAAATTAAACAAAAACTATTACCGGCAAGTGATGTATTTTTAACTGCTCAAGAATTAGTTGATTTAAATATAGCTGACCACATACTCTAGGAGAACACATGGCTACCTTTCCACATTTTGTATTTGATAATAATATGGTTGCACTTAGAAAAGCACACGCTATAGTAATTTGTGCTATGGAAGCAGCAGGCAATAAAGTAATCGACAGATCAGAACAAATTGATTATGCTTTATGGGAAGCTAGTGTACTATTAGAAGATGCAATATTTGAATTTGAAGATAACGTAAAGTGGGAGACTACAGGACAACTGCCTGACATAGAAAATATTAAAGAGCAGATGGCACGGATCGTAGAACGATTTAGTGACTGTCCTGTAGTAATACCACGCAATGGAAGTCTATTACTTGAGATAGCTAAAGCTATTAGAAATGCGGAGATATCATGAAGATACTATTAGTAGCAGTAGGAGCAGCAATACTAAGTACAGGATGTGCATCTGATCCGTGGGGCAATACGTCAGAATTAAAGGTACCAAAGAAAGCATACTCAATGAGTAGACAAGAAGTAATTAATGGCATTAGTGACTGTGAAGCAGCAGGGATGAGACCAATTATCATTACATCTAAACGTAGGATAAGCGACCATTACAGTGATGTTGTAATTGACGTTACCTGTGGACCAAAGACAGTACAGTACTATAGATAAAATAGATAACAAAAACAATAATATAAGAAAGGAGTTGATTTAAAGGGACAAATCGCATATAACTAGAATCCCTAAGGAGCATTTCTTGCTCCTATTTTTTTCAATCAATTTCTTCGGAGTACTAATCTATGAGTCTTATATCGCCCAGCGTTTCCTATAAACCTTTCTTTGCACCTTGGGCTGTTGAGTATGCCATCAAGTCAGAGAAAGCCCACTGGGGTGAGTGGGAAGCTAAGCTGCAGGATGACTTAGCACAGTGGCAAGGGGGTAAGCTATCCCCCCAAGAGAAGAATCACATCACACAAATCCTAAGACTATTTACACAGAGTGATGTAGCGGTAGGTACCAATTACTTAGAGCATTACATACAGAAGTTTAAGAACAATGAGATACGTGCAATGCTAACTAGCTTTGCCAACAGGGAGTTTGTGCATCAGCGTAGCTATGCATTATTAAATGACACACTTGGATTGCCAGAGGAAGAGTACTCAGCATTCTTGAAGTACAAGCAGATGAGTGAGAAGATTGACTTCATGTCACAGATCGATACCAATAGCCATGCAGGTTTAGCTAAGGCAATTGCAAGATCGGTTATGAATGAGGGCATGTCTTTGTTCTCAGCCTTTGCAATGCTCCTTAACTACCAGAGGTTTGGTAAGATGAAGGGCATGTGTGAGATTGTAGAGTGGTCAGTACGGGATGAGACAATGCACTGCGAGGGTATGGTTAAACTGTTCCGTGAGTTCTGCAATGAACATCCAAGGATTGTGACTGACGAGTTTAAGAAAGACATCTATGAGATGTTTAGACAAGGTGTAGCACTGGAGGATGCAGTTACAGATGCAGCCTTTGAACTAGGTGAGATCCAAGGCTTGACAGCTGCAGATGTTAAGAAGTATATCCGTTATATTGCTGACAGACGATTGATTCAGCTTGGCTTGAAGGGTAACTGGAAAGTTAAAGAGAACCCACTAGAGTGGTTAGATTGGGTGATCTCTGGTGACAGCCTTAAGAACTTCTTTGAGGGTGTTGTAACTGACTACAATGCTGCTGGCATGGAAGGTGAATGGGGTTGGAGTGTTACGGAAGAAAAACTAGCAGCTTAAATATATACAAATGCAGGGGTATGCTCACCAACGTATGCCCCTGCAGTATTGTAGTGGAAGTATTCATCAGCTTCATCCAATGTCATGCCCTCATGCTTAGCTAATAGTTCAATACATTTATTAGCGTCATAGCATACAGCCCAAGGGGTATTCACCCGACTAGCTACACCTATGATGGCTGCGTCAAAATACTTTTCTTGTAATAGCAAGAGTGCTGAGTCTGGGTAGTTATCTTCTATGTCTTGTCGTGTCATTAACGGTACCTTTGAATGAGTGCTTCATACTTATAGACTTGTTTATAGTCTTTTGCCTCATCCATTGTAGTACCATTATTTTCTTTTGCATAGAGTTCATTGATTGCTCTACGGGCTACTGGCGGTAGCTTATTGAATCTCATCTTATTGACTCTGTCTCTATCTTCACTAGTCATCTTAGCCTGTGTAATATCACGAGCCATACCCAATGTCTCTTGCATATTTGTAGCTACAGCTAAACGCTTCTGGTCTAGTGTATACCCCTTGTACCTTTCGCTATCTAGCAAGGTATTCAATCGTCTTTCTACAAAGGGTACAGACTCTTTAATAAAAGCACGGTCATAAACCTTGTCACCAGTGCTACCAAAGAATGCATAGGGGTCTAGGTTCAAGGCTACAAACTCACGCTCAATCCGTGGTCTCTCAGGTGTAACCCGTACACCGGTTAAGGTATTAAAAAATTC